TTGCTACAGTGTCTACTCTATTATTATATTCTATAGCTTCCATCAATTCAGTAAGTACACCGCTATCTAGTCTTATAGCTGCTGCACCATCTGCTCCTGCTCTCTGTAAAGTTTTAGGTACAATTTTATTTAACAGAGATTTATTTTTATTCCAATCAGGAACTCCTTTATGATTAAAAGGAAGATAGTCTGCAGCTTTACGGTAACCTATTTCAGTGCTTCCTGTAATACCTTCAACAACTTCTTCTATTTTAGTTCCTACGTTGTTCATATAACCACTAGCATTTATTTCGTTAAATACACCTTCAATAGTTTGTTTAGCCGTATCTAAACTCATAGGTAAATCTACAAGAACTTTAGATTGTGAACCTCGATCTAATAATGCTCTAAAAGCATTTGTATCTTTTTCTTGTTGTCTCCAAATAGCAAAATGTCTACTTTCAGGATTTACTCTTTTAGCTCTTTTTCTTTTAGCTTGTGTAGTTCCGCCCTCTACTGCTGCTGCTCCTGTACCTACTGGTGTTTCAGGTAAAGGTGCCCCTGTATCTAAAGCTCTTAAGAAAGCTTCACTAGCTCCTCCTTCAGGCACTACATTTTGTTTAAATATTTCAGAACTACCATACACTCTTTCTTTTAGTGCAGCATCAAATTCAGATATTTTTTTAACAGCAGTTTTTACTGGAACAGTTGTAGTTTTTTTATTTAATTTTTTTCTTGAATCATCTGTAGCTTTTTTAGTAATATAGTATGACACTACTCTATTTCTTTTTTGGTCAAAGTTCCAATGAGCATCAAAAGTAGATAGTTCTCTTTCTCCTAAATCTAAATCTACTAAAAATTTAGGGTCTGTGTTTGCCCACGAAAGAACTCTTTGTTGATAATGCTGTAACATTGAGGCATCTGTATGTCCTAAAATTTCTGCAGCATAACGTGACCTATCTACTAAATTAGAATTTCCTAATAAACTTGCAGTTCCTTGTCTAAACAAATAGGATTTTTTAATTTTTTCACCTGTGTCTGGGTCTATTTCTGCATTAAAAAAACTAGGGTCTATATCATTAAAACCAGAATTTACTATTTTAGTTATATAATTATTAACTTCAGTTGAGTTAATAACATTTTTAATAGTACCGTTTCTAGGGTCTGTAGAAAAAATAAATTTATTTGCATTAGATTTTTTATCTATACCTATTTCATTTATTCTATTTTTTAATATTTTAGCTAGGTGGTCAGACATAGGAACTATTCTTTGTAAGTTAGTTTTATTTTTACCTTTTAAGCGTATTGTTTTATTTTTAAAATCTATATCTTTAGGTCTTAAGCCATTTATATCTTCTACTCTTGCTCCTGTACCATAAAGTGATTCTAACATAGTAGCATAATTTTTTACATTATCAGGAGTATATCTAGATTTTGTTAAACCTCCTAAACCTTCTATAAGTGTTTCTGGGTTAGTGCCTGCGTCTAATACTTTTTTTAAATTATCAACGAGCCCTTTATAATAAGGAGACACTTTACGAATAACATAATCAGGTTCAACAAGTTTAAGTTCTTTTAAACTTGTAGTCATTTCTTTATATTGAGTTCTTGCAGCTCTATCTACTAACTTAGAAGTGCCTGCGTCTAAGTAATCAAAGGCTTGATATGTTGTCGATTTTGCCATCTAATATCCAAATACAGGGTCTTGTACCTCATATCTATCAAACTCTTTTGGTTTTCTAAACCTAGGATGATAGTATGGGCTGTTAACTAATCTTGTCATGCACATATATCTTAAAGCATCGTAAGCATGATCCTCTGCTTTTGTATCTACATCCTCTGGGTTTGTTTTACTTAGAGGTAGTGTAGGTAGTGTTCTTATCAACTGACTACAGTGATTAAATACTCTTAGTCTAGGTTCTCCCATATCGTTCATACCTAAACGTTTATGCAATTCTATCTTTCCTGCTAACCTATTTCTATTTGATGCCATCCATCTTAGGTTAAATCTGTTCATGGACTCTGCTATACTTAGACCGTGACCTGTTCTACTAAAGCAAGATTCGTCTAATACGGCAGTCTGCATAGTAGGATCATCATATTCTAGTTCCATAATCCTTTCGGCTAATCCTTCTCCTGTATAGCCTTTTCCGTAAAGCTCTCTATATATCCATAGATTGCCGTCATAATCGACAGCCCCCCATAAAACACAAGAAGGACTAGAGTAACCATAGTCTGCAGCCCTAATACGAGCCCAAGACCTAGGAATCTCAAAGGGATCAACAACATGTACTGAACGATCAAACTCAGCAAACGCTGCACCATCTGTAACATCCCAATCTCCTTCTAGTAGTCTTCTCCTCTCCACTTCTGGTAGAGAGTACAACATAGCCTCATATTCCCCTGAAGCTATAAGGTAAGGGTTATCCGTTAGTCTTGCAGGGATGAATCTTCTTTGGAAGAGGGGCTTTCCTGCTTTTTCTTGGGCTGAGGCTCCGTATCTGAGGATAGTACCTTGTTCAACATCTTTAGCCCAAAAAGGCGTGTTTGGCTCGGCAGCATCAATATACATCTTTTTAACCCACCAACCGCCCATTCCACCTGGGTTAGCTGTGCAACGCATGTACGGTACAATGCTTTGATCCGTTGTACGGAGTCTTGAACGAAGGTACTCCCATACGTAAGGAGTTGGGTAATGCGTGATTTCATCGATTGCAATCCAGTTAAAACTTTGTCCTTGATATCTTGTAACATCTGTGTCTCTGTCTAAATATGAAAATAAAATCGTAGCCCCTGAAGGGAATACCCAAGTCGATTTACTTTCTCTAAAAATAGCCTCTGGGAAAGCTTTCTTATATAATTGCCTACTCTTATCTATCAGCTCTGTTAGTTCGCCCAATGTCCTTCTTAGGAGCAATCCCCTATGATTTGTATTATGGGCATACCTTAAAGCGTCTGCAAGTAGGGCATAAGACTTACCGCCACCTGCTGCACCACCATAAAGAACATCACGTTCAGGTGCTGCTAAGAACTCCATCTGCGGACCTGGGTTCGGTTTGAACGCCACTTCCTGTTCTGCTACAAACTCCTGGAACTGTTTCGGTGCAGATGCAAGCACGTCTTCCGTCATTGCAGCTTTTCCCTCCACTGCTTTCTCCAAGTGCTTGAACTTCTCTACTTTCTCTTTCTTTAATTGTCTCTGCCTCGATAGTTGGTTCTTATGTTTTGCTATCTTCTTGTCTCTATACTTCAACTGGGCTAGGGCAGCTCTACGAGCTTTTACCTTAGCAGACACTCTGTATCGACCTTTCTCGCCTTCTTTAAGTTTAGGTCTTCCTTTTTTAGGAGTGTCCAAGTTCTTCAGCCTCTATATCTGATAGGTCTAATGCTTCTGCTTTCTTTGCAGGTAACAAAACAACAGCATGTATATGTTTGTTCTCTGTTACTACCTCTTGTCTTTTGGATATACCGCATCTATCAAGTATGTCTGTTGCTGCTTCAAACCTTAATTTCTGTCTAGCTATTGGTTCTTCTGTACTTCCTGATAAAGCATCCTTTATCTGTCCTACTGCACTGGCTGTTGTCGTTGCTAACAATCCTTTTGCTCTGTCTATTATGTGAGGTCGCATAGCTTTCGATACTGAAGACCTTGAGGACTCCGAATAGCCTGCTTGCAATAGACTTTGGGTTATATTCCCAAAGGTTTTTTCTCCTTCCGCAAAGTATGCGTCAAGAAAATTCTCTTGTTTTTCTGTTAATTCTTGTGATTTTTTACGTTGTGGTGTTAACATTTAGCACTTCCACCTTCTTCTTGCTTGTCTAATACGTGAGTTAGGGTTATTTCTTGTCTTAGCAGAACTTCTTTTTAGTTGTCCTAATGATCTTGCACAGTAGGATTTACGTCTTTTAGCTGCTTTACTTCCCTTTTTAACCTTACCAGTTACGGCTGTCTTTAGTTTAGAACCAGGATTTTTCTTCCTGTAGGCTTTTACACCCTTGGCTGTCATACCTGCACCCTTCTTAGTAGGTCGGTAGTTGGCTCCTTTGCCTTTTGTGGTCTTAGGAATAGCTTTCTTAGCTTTCCTTGCAGCCATTACATAGTTCCCATAGGTTTCCTAGGGTTAGGCATGTTAGCATGTCCACCATACTTCTTACCTTCAGACGCATAGTTTTTCATCTTACCACCGTAAGACATTTTCTTTCTGGTCTTACAGACGTTACCGCCACCTTTTAAGTCTACGCCTCTACCTATAAGAACATCTTTTCTAGTTATTTTACCATCACCACTTAGGTCAGGGAAACCACCATCTTTCATATTCTTTCTCATAGTACCACCGTACATGGCTTTCTTAGCTGTTTTAGCTGCTCTGGTAAAGTTAGCTTCAGTAGGTGCACCTTTGTCACCCTTATCTCTCATTGTTTCGCCAGAACCTGCTGCGATTCTTTTACGTTTCTTGTGTATGTTTTCGTATAATGACATTATATGTTTCCTTTTCTTGGGAAGATTCCACCACCGTACTTCTTATCCATAGAAGCGTATATTTTACCTCCGCCCTTTTTGCCTACTTTTAATTTCTTAGGTAAGTTCTTACCTTTAGCTTTAGCTTTATCTCTAATACTTGGTGCACCTGTTAAGTCAGTGCCCATTTCGTATTCATTGTTAGAAAGTTTTTTTGAGTTTTTAAATTTGTTTATAGCCCATTCTGCAGCTTCTGATAAAGCTAGAGTTCCTAAAATTATTTTTCCTGGTCCTGTTTTTGAACCTACGGTTTTAAGGTTTTTTACTAATGTCTCTTTAGTTATATCTCCTGAAGCTTTTTTTATTATACTCAAAGCTTTATTTTTTAAAGCAAAATTTCTACTCATTGTTTTTGATGCTGATGGGTCTGCCACTGTTTATCTCCTTAATTAATAAATGCCTACAGAAGGGTAAAGAGAGGTAGAGAAAAACATTGCATCTTCCTACAAGGCTTGCAAGCTCTTTAGGGTTACGTATACTACCTCTCACGGTAACCCCCTTCATGTACCTTATTATAGAACTAATGTTGCATTTTGTCAACACAAAAAAAATTTTACTACTTGACAGTATTGATATTTGCATGTATACTGGGGTTAACCCCCCAGGGTTAATACTATATATAGGTAGGCAATTAATCTCCTCCAGTTTCGACTGGGGGTTTTTTTTTGTTTCCTATTAAGAGTAGGCATCACTACTTGCGAATGATTCTCAACCAACCTAAAATTAATAAAAATCTAGCATCTGTGTATACGTAGGTGTACTCCCCCCCTAGTGTCACTTGCGTACCCCTTGTAATGGCTGTATACTGCCATAGTTAATGATAATTAATTATCGACTTTAACTTGATAGATTGGTCTCAGTTTTTAACCCTCTTTTTTCCTAGGTTTTTTTCACCGCTTTTTTTTAGGGTTTATTAATTAACTTGTTTAATCGTGTTATGCGTGTGTGTGCGTGTGCATATATATATTAAGCTGACGACAATTCGTTTTTTAACTGGTCAATCGAGAGGGGTAGGGCGTACCTTTTCAACAAGATATAAAGAGGGTACTGGGCATTATCAATTATATAATCAATAGGTTAGATATTATTCAGGGCATAGAAAAACCCCCTGCAAGTTAATGCAAGGGGTTGGGGGGAAGTAGGCAATTATTTTACCAGTTTGTACTGAATAACCCTGTTAAATGGTTTATCACTATCAGAAGAAAGCAAGCCATTCTCTTTTGCTATTGAATACTTTTTATTCTTATATCTTAAGCCGTCTTGAATCCTTAGAAGGTGGTCTTTCTCTTCATCTGTAAAATAGTCAAAGTCATTGCCATCTTCTAATGCACCATAAATGGCAAGTAATTCCTTAACAGTCATATCTTCAATCTTAACCCTGTTGAAGTTATCACAATATGAAAAAGCAGAATGTAGAGAAGAGATTGCTTCGTCTAAACTTTCGCACCTTGTGGGTGATATGCCAAGATTACGATAAAGATATCTTGAAAATAGTGTTTCTGTGTAAGTATCGAATTCGTTTTTATTAAAATTAACCATCATTTTCTCCTGTATAAGTTGGTTTATGAATTCAATCTAGTTCCATTCGTTTTGTAGGTCAAGAAAAACCCCTCAAGAAATTAATCAAGAGGGGCTAGGGGGAAGGTTCTTATTGTAGGCAATTAATGAAATGTCTTTTTTCTATTCCTTATTTCATCAATGTGATTTGCCATTTTTTCTTTGTCTTCAGGTTCAAGATTGGCTTGTAATTCCTTATCATTATCTAAAATACTAGCAATGACGGAAATAGTCACTTGTGACGTTATATCGTTAAGCATACCAACAACGGCAAGTTTTGATGTAAACGTGCAATTATCCATATTCTCGACAAGCCAGTCTGTAAGGTTTTCACAAATTGTCTGAATTTCTCCTGCGTGTTTTTCAGGTTTATTTTTCATAGTGAACCCCCCAACCAGTCAACTTAGTAAGCAAGTAGTCAGTCTTTGCTTTGATACTTTTTAAGTCGTCAATAGCGCAATCAATATCGTGATACTCCTCGCCTGATTGTAACCTGTTTTCGATTGTCATCTTATACAAGGTCATTTCGTTTTTTTGTTCTAAAGTCATTTAATTAAATCCTTATATTATTATTATTATTGATTAAAAGATTAATCCCAACAAGGCAACAATTACTAAAATCACTGTTACCTTGTAAACTGTTGAGATTAATTCGTACATTAGTTTGATAATTCAGCAAACAAAGGTGTATCAAGTGCCTTTAAAACTCTGTTTTCTCTTCTGAGTTTTGTCTCGTGCACCTTACTTTTCTTCTGAGTCATGGTCTTGATTTGTCCTTGCTCATTTTCGTAGCTATCAAGGTGAGTACCAGCATGAGTCGACCAGTTCGTTAAAGCATTGTACAAGGTGTACAAGTTTCTGCTC